CTTCTCAGATGCCTTCAATGCCCGACCGCCGCCATACACTTGCGGCTGGAACCATGCTTCAGGCGCCTGACCGCTTGAACTTCCAGACTTCTCATCCTTCACAGCCACAGCCGCTTCAAGCGCGCTGGGTTTGGCGTAGTCAATCCTGAAGGCGTTGAGCGTGAATGGCGTGGGCCGATCAAACACGCTGGCCACTTCCGACTGGAGCGGCTTAATGGCATCCTCGGCCATCTTGTTCAGCGCCAAGGCCAGAGCACGCTGGGCGCCCGGCCCGCTCAACTGTTTGAGCGAATCCAGCGCCTCGTCCAGCCCGTCAGCCTTGATCTCGTGCTTCACTTCCCGCTCTCCGGATCACACACCCCTGCCTTCCGAGCCAGCCAGCGCGTATACAGCCCGCTGGCCACGTCCGCACCCAGGCAGGCAACCACGCAGCCCAATGCGCCAGAGGTCAGCACGCTGCTACCCCAGCTCAGGGCGAGCATCATGGTGCTCAGGCCGAATACGGCTGACGCGCCGAAGCGCAGCAGCACTCTGCGCACCAGCTCACTGACCGCGATGCCTGCAGCGTCAGCGCGCCACATCTCACCGGACAGCCCGGCCAGGGCAACGAGGATCAGCATCCATGTCGGCAGGTCAGCAATGCTTTGCTGGACTTGTTCAGTGGGCATCGCGACTCCTGAAATGCAAAAGCCCCGACCGGGGTCAGGGCTTTGGTGAATGGGTGCCCCTTTCGGGGCGGTGACTGGCGGGGTATCCAGTCAGTGACACAGCTCGGTTGAGTGGTGCCTCGTCCAGGCGCACCTATGAAATCATGGGGCCTTTGTACTACCCGAGGCGGCATGGCGTAAACAGGCATTAAACGCCGTTGCCGGAATGCTCCCCGAGCGCTCCGCGAGTACTCCGCGAGTGCTCCAAATCGCCCGACGAATGGTCATCACGCTATCTGCTGCTGGCGGACAGCAACGCACCGAACACACTGACAGGCCCGCTTCTGGCGCTCCCGCTCGGCGCGCTCAGCCGCCTTGCGGGCCTTCTCGATCCACGCCTGCCGCGCCTTGTTCGCCGGCAAGTTGGCCTCCAGCCTGGTGATCACCCCCTCCAGATCAGGGTAACGCGCCGCCACCTCCACATGCAGCCGATCCACCCGGGCGCGGTACACGTCCCGGGTCATGCCCAGCCGGTGCTGCTGCTCTGCCAATGGCAGCGCTGGGCGACGGGCATACCGCACGTCTGCCAAGTTATCCAGCTGCCGGCCCAGCAGGCCCAGCTCCAGCACGATATCCCGCAGGGCCTGCTCCACCGCCAGCACCCGTCGATCAGCTGCTGCGTACTGCTCAACCAGCGACAGGCACCGATGCCCGCCGATGCCGGCCGCCACCTCGTCTGTCAGCCCCAGCGGGCTGGGTATCCCCACCTCGATGGCTGGATCAACACGCCACGCGCCCCATGCCAGCAACAGCTCCTCCACGAAATCGATCACAACCCACCCCCTACAACAGACCCTAGACAGAAAACCCCCAACCCTAGACAGACCCTAGACAGATCAATCCCTTTAAAATCAATTACTTCTTTCCTTCTGGATAGGGTGTCTAGGGTTACTAGGGTGTTTTGCTCACGCATGAAAAAAATAAACAGCGCAGCACTTTGATACACACACGCACGCGCCCGCGCATATAACCCTAGACACCCCGGACAGTTCGCGGAAACCCGCGCAGAATAAGGGCCGCGCCTGTCTATGGTTGCAAAACCAAACCCCGGACAAACCCTAGACACCCCGGACAGATGCTCAGCCATTGTCGCCACCCCGCTCACTCGCCAGCGGCGCAGTAAAGCCCAGGCAGTTCTCCCACTTATCTGGAGACCAGCCCGCCCGCCATGCGGCCAGCCGCCACTCGCGCACGGCCTTGCCGACCTCTGCAGCCGATGACAGGTTCATGTCCGTTGGCGTGTCAGAGGGCACGAAGAAGATACTTCGTCGGCGGTTCTTGGAGTCATCAGTCCAGAATATCTGGCCGTCCGACTTATAAGTGTCGGGCTTCGTGGATAGGAACAGGCTCAGCTTCGTCTCGCTCAGCCCATGCTCCTTGCCCCGAGCGCACCATTCCAGGTACAAGCCGTGCACGTCCTGCGTGCGGCACAGCGAGAACGGCACACCAAGCTCACCCTGCTTCCACTGGTAATAGAACGTCTCCCAGCTCGCCCTGCTCAACTCGACCAACCGCTGCCGGGCTGGGGTGTGGGGAGGGCGCGTCCTCTCGTCGAAGTCGTCCAGGTCATAGTCCAGCAGGTACTGATAGAACGCCTCGATGCCACCGTTGGCGATCTCCCACCCGATGCGCTTCTGCGCCTTCACCGGCAGGGTCTTCTCCGGCCAGAGCACCAGCATGCGCCGGTCATTCTCGCCAATTGGCCAAGGCAGGATCTCGTTGGACAGGAACACGGCGTTCATATAGTTCGCCTCTTCCCAGCCGTTCATGAACTTCGACTCAATCCGCACCGTCTTGCCGGTGACCATATGCTTGATCTTGCCAGTCTGGTTGTAGCGCTGGTCGCGGCTGACAACTTCCTCGAACAGGCCATACAGCTTGTTGGACTGCCACTGCGACCAGGCGCTCTCCAGCTGCACCTGCCCCACCGTGGCGCCGTACTCGCCATAGATCGGTCGCATGATGTCACCGAACAACAGCGATTTGCCCGAGCCTTCCATTGTCGAGTGCATCAGCACGGCCGTGTCCAGCTTCGCCCCCACATTCTGCAGCGGGTACGCCAGCCAGCGGGTCAGCCACTGGATTGCATCCTTCTGGCCGTTGCACAGGAAGCCGATCAGCCAGACGATGCCCTGGCACTTCTCCAGATCGGGGTTGGGGGTAAGGGGCAGGCCCTCGAACGTATTGATCGTGTCCTTCGGACTTTCGGTCATGCGGGGATCGAACACCAGATTGGCTGCAGGAATGGTCCACCGCTTCTCACTGTTCTGCCACGTCGAGAACGCATCACCCAGGGCCAGTTTCACCGCTGCAGCCGGCAGGCGCTGCCGCAACTTACGGTCATAGATATCCTGCGAACCATCCAGGTACACATAGCGCCAGTACGGATCGCTCGTGACACCCTTCTCCCCGCCCTGACGAATGCGCTTGCCCAGCTTGGCATCTGCCTCGAACTGGCGGGCATGGTCATGATCAATGCCCTTCTTATCCGGCAGGTCATACCACTCATTGCCCAGCGCCTTGCCCACCATCGCGAGGAAAGCCGCCTTCTTGACGATAGCCTTGCGGTACAGATCAAAGACGCTCGTTGTACCTTCCACCAACGCGAACCGCACCCGCGCCTTATCCAAGGTCCACCCGTTCTCCCCGGCCCCCTCAGTTGGTGGTGCCGCCTCGCCGGCGGAATCATCAGATGGGGCCGGGGGAAGATCCGGGGCCTCGTCAGCGGGCGTATCCGGCAACCCGGCAGTACGCACAGGCGGCTCATTCGCCGCTGCAGCCAGCAACTGCTCCCGCACCACGTCCAGCCCGAACTCAACATGCAGGTCGTTCCAGTCGAGGCTGCTGTTTACTCGTTGTGCCGTCATGCCGCAACCTCCGGCCGCTCCGGGAATACCGCCGTGATCCCCAGTTCCAGCCCCAGCGCCTCAGCTGCAACGCGGCCCGGGTTGGTGCCGTCCGCCTTGGGGTCGTCATCACCGGCGATAATGAGGCGCGACTCCGGATACTGCTGCGCAATGATCGCCGCGACCTTGGCCATGTTACCGACATCAACGCACATCACCGTAGGCCACTCAGTAGCCTGGTAAACCGATACAGCCGTGGCGTAGCCCTCAGCCAGCGCAATGATGGGCATCGGATCGGCCTTGCCTACCCAGTGAAAGCAGCCCGACTTGCGGGCGAACTTTGGGAACAGCTTGGTGCCCTGGGCATTGATCGCCTGAAAGGACCAGACCGTGCCGGCCTCGTCAGCCAGCGGAATAATCAGGTCACCCGGGCCCAGCTTCATGAAGCCGATGTGGTCTGGCTTCGGCTTGGGCAGTTCGCGCAGAAACCGCGCCATGTCTGCCCCCAGCCAGATATCGGAGCGCTCATGCTTGCTGTCCGCGCTGAACAGCAGCGGCTTGGTCACGAATCTCACGCCGAACGCGCTCACCTGCTTGCGGTCCAGATAATCCGACTTGCCCCTGGCTGCAGTGAACTCTGCCAGCAGCCGGTGGGTACCGACCTGCACCTGTTCCTGCATCACCGCTTCCAGCCGTTCTTCTTCGGCCTGCTCCGCTGCACGTTTGGCCCGGCGCTCTGCCTGCTCGGCGCGCATACGTTCGCGCTCGGCCGGCGTCAGATCGCGCTTGCGCGGCTGCCAGCCGCCCTGCTTCGCCAGGTGGATGACGGTACCGATGCCCACCTTTCCACCCTTGCAGCTTTTCCAGACCGAACGGGCGGCGGCAGGCTTGTACCCTGCCCCGCCCTGGCTCCAGCTGTCCCAATCGGAGAACGCGGGTTCACCGAATTCGGCCTTAACGCCCATGGCTACCTGAACCCAGGTATCGCGGTCGTCGGGGTTGATGTGGGCCAGCAGGCCCGGCAGATCATTCAGTTCGATATTTGGGAAATCAGTCATGGCACGCCCCTTGAGTACGTCCAGCTGATTCCGACCGCCCATCAATCAGGCCGCAAGAGCCAGTGCATCCTCCAGCGTCATGACCATGCTCCCCAGCGGAAGCTCCCAGAGCGGCAGATTGGTAAGTGCCAGATCGCCCGGCCTCAACGGCGTCTGTCCGTCCCACTCGTCCACGATACGAGTGCAGCCCAGCTTCTCTTTCAACTTCTGCGCGTGCTGAGTCTTGCCCGAACCTTGCGGAGCTACGATGATGATTGTTCTGTTCATGGAGAACCTCACTGGAGTGATTGATATGTTGAAGGAAGAACTGCGACACACCCACTTCCCTTACTGCCTGGACCGCCAGGAAGATGGAAGTTATGTACTGCTTAACCGCAACTACAAGCCGATCGGCTTCATGACCGAAAGCTGGGTCAACTATGAAGAACACCCGGTCGGCGTGATGCTCAAGGGAATGACGGCAAAACTGGCGGCAGAACTCGACATCAGAGGCCGCGACAATCTGGACCGCATTTATCTGTACAGCGATGGCAGCACCCCTACCGGAAGCCAGGAAGACATGCAGGCTTACCTTGGCCGGCTGACCAAAATCATGAGCCTCAAGATCGCAGACTGATTGCAGAGCTACGCGCTTATCCATAGCGCACCTCCCTCACTGCCTGACAATCCACACACAGCTGAACGCCGGGAATAGCCTCCCGGCGCTTCTCGGGTATGGGCGCGTCGCAGTCCAGGCAATCCGCCCTGCTCTCGCCCTCATAACGAACGCGGGCTTCAATCGCTGCTACGCGCTCTGCTTCCTCGCGCTGCTGCGCCATCTCGAATGCGCGCTCATCCATGGTAACGATCCTCCATGGCCTGCTCGGCACCGGCCACAATGGACAGGATGCATGCGATCAGTTCAGCGGCGTGGTGTTTGAGCTGGACGATCTCGTGCGACTCCCACACACCATCAGCTGAGCCGGCGTGCATGGACTCGACAAAGTCACCCTTGGCCCGGCAGGTGGCCGCCAGTGCCTTCAGCGCCTGATTGGTCGCCCGCATCGGCTGCGGCATGAATGCAATGGCACCCGCAGGCCGCACCAGTGCGGCAATCAGCCTGGGGTCGCGAGTAATGGTGAGAATGTCCTCGATCCATTCCGGGCGAATAGCCCGCTGATCGTTGGGATTGAGCGCTTTGCTCAGGGCGTCGGCGTCCACGCCCATGTCCAGAGCGACGGCAGCAATGCCGCCACGGTGATCGCGGCAGGCCCGGTACAGCGCCTGCCGCAGAGCGAGAACCGGACCGGCGTCCGGCAGTAGGTCTTTTCTGCTCACGGTGTTAAATCCCCCGTAACGCCGTGACGCCATGCAGGCACTTGGCCTATCATGGCGCTACAGCTTACGACCCCCTAGATACGTGCTGTGTCCTCTGGGGTCGCAGGTTGAGGAGCATACGGGTGGTGCCGATGCTCCGGGCCGCGGGGGCTTGCCCCCGCACCTATTTGGCCTGACGCCGAGGCGGCAGGCCGGTGGTCACGCTGGGGTACTCCCCCAATGGCCGGGCCGGACTGCTGGTGAGGCTTCCGACCCGGCCCCCGCCGCTGCTTGCTCCATGTGCTGTGTCCTCGGCGGGTTGTTATTCATGCTGCATGTATGTCAGATGGATCGCAGAACACATCCGGGCGCAGCCGCTCCCGCGCTATGCCAGTAAGGGCCTCCGTTCTCAGCACCAGATCTGCCGGGAGCCTGCCTTTTCTTTGCCAGCTGCTCACGTTCTGCTGAGATACCGGCCTTTCCGGCCGTGACATAGCGCGAGCAAACGCGGCCTGAGACCCCACATGTCGTATGGCATCGTCAAAGGCCTGGCGCATGGTTTCTTGAGCGTTCATGTCACACCTCATCAACTGGAACGGCTTGAGATTACGTCTTTAGTTGTTACAAGGCAACAACTTTTTGCTTTGGAACACTTACAAAAAAAGAAGTAAATTCAGCGGATGATGAATCCAGATAAAACTCCCAGCCCCTTAGCGAAGCTCTTCAAGCAACGACGGGAGGAGCTTGGCTTTTCGCAGCAACAGGTTGCCGACGGCGTCACACGCGCCCTCGGCGGCACCGAGCGGCCGCTCACGCAACAGTCTTACGCGTCATTTGAGTCTGGACGATCCCAGACCAATCGCCATTCGGCGCACATCGCCTCTTTCTTAGGCCTGCCGCTGGATGTCGTAACGCACGCTGATGCTGCGCTCGGTAAGGCTGGAGCGACTCCACTTGAGGCCGGCCCTGTTTTCACCAGGCCTTGGCAGTCAGTACAAATAAAAGGATGCGCGCAATTGGGCCCAGATGGATATTGGGAGGCACTGTCCGCAGACGACGGATGTGTCGATGTTCCCAGCAGTGATCCGGACGCCTACGCCCTGAGGGTTAAAGGCGATTCAATGATGCCAGCCATACGCAGCGGCTGGGTTGTATGGTGCGAACCCAACCGTGAACTGGTGCCGAGCGAGTACGTGATGGTGCGGACCACCGACGGCCAGTGCATGGTGAAGGAGCTGCTGTACATCAATGATCGTGAGGTCAGCCTGATGGCAGTCAACGGGAACTATGGCCGGCTGACGATACCTGCTGAACAGGTTGAGCAGATTCATCATGTGGGTGGCATAGTGGCACCCAGTAAAATCCGTTACTGAGATAGTCATCATGGACGAAAAACAACTCACCGATCAGGCCGAACGGCTTCTGAGCCTGACATTCCATCAGGCCGCGGAGGTAATTCATAAGGGCGGCCACCTGGGAGTCTGCAGGAACTGTGCGAAAGGCTCGTATGCGCTCAGTAAATATGATAACCGCGCTACCGTGGTCTGCCTTTCCATTGTGCCGACTAACGATGAGTTAGCTCATTGGGCTTTTTATGCAGCTTGTAATCACTGTGGAGAGGTCAAGCTTATTGATGCTGCCCACGTGCTACATACCGCAGATGTGGAGGCCTAGATGAGCGGAACAGTTCATACCCTTTTCCCGAAGTCCGGCAATCGCGGACGTGACAGATCCGGCGGTTCCAACCATACTGGCGGTGGCAATCCTCCTGGTGGTGGTGATATGGAAAAACGAGTTCAAATGCTTGAGCAGGCAATTCCGGATATCCGGGAGCGCTTGGTTCGCATTGAAACCAGACTCGAAGGTATCGAAAAGCACGGTGCGACCAAGGCTGACCTTGAAGCCGTGAATTCCCGGATTGAAGCCATGGGTCGTACAACCATTCAATGGACTATTGCCACGGCCGTAGTGCTTGCTGGCGTTGCCTTTACTGCCGCGCGCTTTATCCCGGGAGGCCCCGCCGGCTGATTATTGTTTATGCCACCAAGCCCGCTCCGGCGGGCTTTTTTGTGCCCCAACGACAAATCAACTTGTTTTGTTGTTTACAACAACCATTATTGTTGTAGATTTGAACGCGTACCCACTCACCAGGGAAACGCGAAATGGACACAGCACGTATTACCCAGCAGCAGCCCTGCCTGGTCTTCCTGCACCCGGCAGCGGCCAATAGCCCCGACAAAGTCCGCGAGATCTACAACGCCACCGGCCTGGTGGCCGTTGCCGGACTCAACTCCCACGCCGCTGAACTGATCCCCGCCGGTACCCGGTCGCCTGATCCGTTCACTCCTGGCCCCAACGGCGGAGGGGCCGCGGCATGACCAACCTGCACCTGACCGAAACCGGCGCCCTGCTGCTGCCGTCTCAGCTGGCACTCAATGGCACTTTTGAGCACCGCCTGATCCAACGCGGCCACGCCAGCCAGCTGGACGACATAGTGCCGTTCAAGCTGCACGTGGAGCAGGCCCAGGGCGCTGTAGCGCTCAGCCTGCGCATTGGCTCCCAACACCACAGCTGTACCCTGCCCACCGACGACCGGCGCGATGGCGAGCGCCGCCGGCTGGCCGTGACGGTGCGCAACTGGATCGAGGACACGGCCAACGGCCGGGTGGAGCGTGCAGCATGAGCCGCACTCTCGCCCAGGTGGCCCGGCTGTTTGGCACCGGACGCAACCGGCTGATCCGCCAGCTGAAGCAGCGCGGCATCATCGACCACCAGCGCCTGCCGGCCCAGCAGCACATCGACGCCGGGCGCTTCACCGTTGAGCTGCGCGAGCACACCCGCAACCCGCTGTGGAACAACGGCAACGGGCAGCTCTACAGCGTCGCCCTGGTCACCCCCAAGGGCGTGCGCTGGCTGGCGGAAGAGCTGGGCATGCAGATCAAGAACATGGATGAGGCGGCATGAGCGCAGAGCAGATACTGGCCATCCCCCAGGCACTGGAGCAGCTGCGGCGGCGCTATGACCGCCCCTGCCTGCCGCTGGAGGAGGTGCGCGCCGAATGGTTCCCGCACATCACCAGTACAGAGCACCTGATCAAACAGATCCGCGCCGGCCGCATCCGGCTGCGATACACACGGCTGCACAGCCGCCACGCCCCCGCCGTCGTGTACCTCGACGATCTGGCGCGGTACCTGTGCAGCCGCCACCCGAGCAACACCAGCAGTACCAACAAACCGGCCGCTGACCAGGCGGCAGCAACCACTGAGGACGCAGCACGATGAAAGAGACTGATCCGGGCGAATTTATCGCCAACCTCAACGCCGGCGTATTCGCCAACCAGCTCGGCAAGGCGCTCAGCGCCGTAGCCGGAGCCGTTGTCGACCACGGCAAGAAAGGCCAGGTGAAAGTGACCTTCGACATCAGCCAGATCGGCGAAAGCCATCAGGTGAAGATCGCCCACAAGCTGGAGTTCACCGAGCCAACCAAGCGTGGCAGCCGGCGCGAAGACACCGCGCTGGAAACGCCCATGTTCGTCACGTCGGACGGCCTGCAGCTGTTCGCCAAGGACCCCACCGGCCAGCTGTTCAAGAAAGAAGACGCGCCAATACCGGCTCGCTCTTGAACCCTGACCAGCACCTAACGACAAGGAATTGAACGAATGCTTACCGTAGACGCTTTGAACCAGATCACTGCCACCCACGCCGCTGCAACTGGCCGTGAGCTCGCAACCCACACGCCGGCCATCCTGGTACCCGAAAACTATGCGGTCCATAACCTCGAGAAGCTGCTGGAACATCGCTCCCGCTTCCGTGGAAGCCTGACTACAAACAGCCTGCCGGACTTCTGCGCTTATGTGATCCGCCGGGCAGACCCTGCGAATGATGTGCATGGTACCGACGCCTTTATCGATGCTGACAGCATGAGCTGCAAGGTGTTTTTCAACCTTGGCAGCGAAAGCAACCCCGGCCACGCCGACGATACCGCCAGCCTGAAGCTGAAACCCACCGCCGCCTTTGCCGCCATGCGCGCCATTGCCGGCCAGCGACTCAGCCAGACCGAATTGGCTGAATGGATCGAGGACTGGGCAACCTATCTGCGCGTGATCGGCACCCAGGGCGAGGATATTCCTGTCGGCGTTGCTGTGCAGAAGATCCGCACCATCACCATCAAGGCCACCGCCGAGCGCACCAGCACCGAGTCCAGCTTCAGCGCCGGTCGCAGCACCATGGATCAGATCGAAGCGGCTCACGCCGAGCAGCAGCCGGCAGACCTTCTGTTCGTCGCCCACCCCTATGAGGGACTGCGCCCGAGAACCTTCACGCTGCGTCTGAGCGTACTCACCACCGACAAACCGACGCTGATCGCCCGCTGGGTACAGCAGGAGGCGCAGGAGGAGGAGATCGCCCAGGAATTCAAAGAGGTCCTGCGCGAACAGATCGGCGAGGTCACCGCCCTCACCCTCGGCAGCTTCAACCCGGGCAACTGACAACCAACCCAGCGGGCCTCCCGTCCGCTGGTACCCCAACTGAGGGCGCACCACCGCCCAGAGGACACAGCACATGAACTACCTGCACACCGGCACCATCATCGCCACCACCATAGCCGCCTGCCTGGTCATCGCATTATTTGCCGTGCGCGAAGCTTGGCGCCGCGGCATTCAGTACGCACACGACCAGATGGGCAACATTCGCGCCCAGTACGCCGACGCGCTGGAAGAACAGGAAGGCCGGCACATGGAAGAAATTCGCCAGATCAACATCGAGCACCGCCTGGCGATCCGAAAAATGCTCAACCAGAACCAGCAGGAGCAGGCCCGAGCCGCGGCCCTGGAGGCCGAATATGCCCGGCTGCATGATGAGTTGGCTGCAAAGCTGCAGGCCTACACGACCGCTGTCCTGTCCCCCACAGAGATACAACTGCTTGAGGACATGGCCGGCAAACTGCGACTGGCCAGCCCCGTCCTGCATGCCCACCAGCAGTTCGCCGAGGCCCGCAAGACAAAAGAGCTGGCCAGCCGGGGTGAAGTCCTGCTCAACCGCCTGCGCCCCCTCAGCGCCACTGCGGAGGACGCAGCATGAATTCCACCACCATCACCGCTGC